TTGCCAGCATCTAATAGCTTTTTATCTTTCAAGGATTGTTGTTGTTTAACCATGTCGTTATAGCCTTCAACATCTATCCCATCAAACTTACTGGTTAAAGATTCCATGTCCTTCATCAACTTAACATTGTTTGAACGAAATTCATCTAGTTTCGTTTTAACACCGTTGTACTCGTCTTCTGAGTACATCTTCACTTCTTCTTCACTCATTCTATTCTCCGAATAATTGTGCCACTGACACTTGTTTTAAAAATTTAATTTTCTTTCTAATTGTTCTAGCGTTAAAGGCTTTCCACTACCACTAACCAAATCAGTAAAACCTAACTTACCTTCTTTCCATAATTTACGCTTACCAACGCCCAGCACTTCTTCTTGTGTTTTCTTATCTTTACCCTTGAGCCAAGCTTCATAGTTCTTTTTACTGCTCACCCTACCGTCCATAGCTGCCCTTGTGCTTTCTGGAATTTCTTTAAACTTACCCTTAGCACCTAGTTCTTTCCAACTCTTGATAATTGCCACTGTGGTTGAACGGCAATTCCAATGAGCAATCATGCCCGGAAAGGGTGTGCCATGTCCTAGAGGAACGTACTCTAAATCCCACTGTAAACCATCTAATGAGGCACAAATATCTGAAGTCCTGTTGTCAAATGTTGCTGACCATTCAATACCCTTAATTAACTTGTCATTTTCACGATACGTCTCAATCCTTGCTTCATTAGCCACCGACTGAATACTAGTTCTAACTAATGCCTCAGCACTTCTATAGTTGCCATTAAGCACACCGTCTTTATATCTTAATGCCTTAGTGCCGCGTAAAGTCCTAACGATATTATCTGTAGTCTCTCCTGCCAACATTCCCTTTCTCACAGTGTCTGAGAATTTGTCTTTGAACGCTTTTCCACGCCTTGACCACCACTCTTTAGATGGAGCGCCCTCAATAAGTGTCTGTGATGCTATTGCATTTAAAGCTTGCTTGCTTAGACCAGTAGAAAGCAAATCTACATTAATCGCTGAATTTAGGGCGTTAATTGTTTGAGCCTCAGATATGCTTGCCACTCTAATTAAGTCCTCATTAAGAGAATCCTTAGCCTGTTTATAAGCCGTTTGAATCGTCTCCTTGGTTTGTTTAAATAAAGCCTGTAATCTCTTTTGTTTAAACTTTGTCATAGGCTTGCCGTTTAAGATGTTAGATTCCTCTAATTGATTTATCAAATCTCTTTCAAGATTTTTTAATTCCTTGATAACATCTTTTTTCATTTGAATTTCAAGCCGATTTAAGTCAATCGAATGCCCAATAATTTCATCTTTTACTTTCTCGTTTACGGTTTTAAACATCTAAATCAATACGGTCTTTTTCATCTTCAATAGAAACTTCAGGCTCTAATATCTCGCCTCTCTTCATATTGAACAAGAACGTCTCATGACTAATAGCACCTGACTGCCAAGCACTCATCAATGATGTCATATCTTGCGGATTGATCTTCGTATCAACAAAGTCAGTATTAAGCTTAACTTTAATATCACCCGTTATGCCATCCCACTGTGCCATCACTTCTAACGCGCTAGTAATTGCTCTTTCAACAGTCTTAACCGTACTGACTAAAGTTGAAGCTTCAGCATTTTGACGTAAACGCACCGTATCAGACGCTTCTACCCCTGACTTCTGAGATTGTAGTAATTGAGCGCCTAAAGATGCCATGAATGAACGTTTCTCTTCCATTGCTTGCTCTAGTGCCTGTAAGCCTTGACCTGTGAACTCTAAATAACCTGCTTTAGAAGATGAGTCGGGCAATATCCACGCTGTACCTGAACCAATTGTTAATTCACTATCAATGTCAATACCTGTAACGTATGGCGTAGGTAATGCGGTAAAGTGTCTCCCATGTTCTAAGTCTGCTGAGGTTCTGTATAAAGATAAGCCCATATCAGCCAATGACAACAAAGAGGACATAGTAGGTTCTAAATTAAAACCATCACCACTAATGCTAACAAATGGAATACCGTTTAATCCATCACCTCGCATAGTTGGAAACAATTCATCAACTACCTTCCATCCGCCTTTATCCTTACGCCAAATACGCACAACGTACTTGCCATCGTCTTTAGTTAATTCACGATATTGAATATCATATTCTGACTTGTACGGGTCTGTAGGATCTACCTTGCGGTATGTTTCCTGAAGAACAATCGTATCTTCTAACCAGTTTGTGACTTGCTCTGTTTTATAACCCGTCAGATAAGGACGCTCTTCATTTCTATCAACTAAAACGCCTTGTCTACCTGTAAGCAATTGCTCACTCAACATATAGCTAATAAAGTCATTCAATGAAATGCCAGTGCCAGTAATATCACTTAGCCACTCTTCCATCTTAGGCGATACTTCAACAATTGGATCAACTCGCATTACAGCGCCTACTAGACCCTTTACCGTTCTTTCAATTCCGTTGTAATACACTGCCCTTAGCTTATAAGCGTCATACTGTGCTTTATTCTGACCGCTTAATTTTGGTAGATAATCCACCCCTTTTGATTTAATCGCATCACTGCCATTAAATGAATCTCTAATTCTTGACCACTGGTCACTCGCCTCAACGTAATACGGATGCTTGCTTTCAATTCCCATTTTTTATCTCCTTATAGTCCCATAACTCGTGCCAATTTTGGCTTGCCTTTTCTCTTAATCATTGGCTGTAGTGCGTACCGTAACGCGTCTATATAGTGATTATGTGCGTCAACTATTGTCGGTAATATGTCTTCACTCAGCCGATCCACCTTGTAACTGTATTTAACGAATTCACTTGCTACTTCCATACAGCGTGTGTGAATATGTATCTTTTTAAAACTCCTTAAATGCTCAATGCCGTCTTCAATTGAGCCTGACCATTTATGTACTGATTCAATCCTGTAACCTTGCCTTCTTACAAAGCTAATTGATTCAGGTCGTGCTGAGTCAGCTCTAATGACGTAATCCTTAGCGTTTGGTATAGTGTCTATCAGTCTATAAGTTAGGTCTAACTCAACTTGCTTACCACCTGCTTCATAGTCGATATATAAATCATTCTCAACAATGAAACACCGTAATACTGCTGTTGGGTCTTGTGAGAACCCCCAATCCAACCCGTAGTAATAGGTGACGCTTGATGGTGAGTCAAAGTCCTCAACAACATACTTATTCTTAAATATTTGAGCGTCTGAAGCTCGCTTACACTCACCTTCCCAAATATGAAGGTAATCGTCATAATCTAATTCTTTCTGATACTCCATCTCTACTCGTAACTCTTTAGTAAAGAACTTGTTATCCCAATAATTCACCTTGCGTGTAATTTGGTTCGGTCTTGGGTTTTTTATAAATCTAACGTATGTTGGGTCTGTCTCTAAGTTCGCATTCAGGCTCAACCACAATTCGCTGTTTTTTGCCCGAATAGTCGGAATAAGAACGTCCCAACTTTCATTAGAAATACGCTGGGCTTCTTCAATCCAGCAAACATCAACTGCCTCAAGACTTTTTATAGTTTGCGGGTCATGCTTTAATCCGTGAAAAATAAACTCTGTACCGTTCTTGCCATAGATACCTTCACGAGTAATTCTGTATAGGTATCTAAGGTTGTGATTATCAATACAGTCACTCAACAACTTATGAACAGAATCCCTGATAGAGCCTTGAATCTCACGAGTACACAATATTCTCATCTTCTTCTGACCGCCCATAACCAACAATGACAAAGCAAATCCCCACGACTTACCACCACCTCTACCTCCGTGATAAACTTTGTAACGGCTGGGCGTGAATAATGGTTTAAAGATATGGGGAACTTGTACATTCTTTTTCTTCATTCAGGCTCTATAAATTCAACGGTTAAGTTGTAGTCACCATCAATATCTAACTCTTGACGTTCTACATATCCATTGTCTCTACCTATTGTCTTCAAGTAAAACTGAACAGCTTTAAACCTAACAGCCTCGTTCTTACTACGCATTAACGAATGTAACCCCTCTTCCGCTATATCAATATTTTCTTCTTTTATGTCTTTGAGTTGGTCAGGATCTTTTAACGCTCTTTTTCTAACACCTTGTCTCGTAACATCTACATCAAGTTCTTTTTTAAAAAGTCTAACGGCTCTGGCATAAATACCAGCACTCTCTCTTAATATTTGCCAAAATTGTGAATCGCTGATTTTCATTATTGACAACCTTTGTTAATTCTTAATCAAGTTTAAAAATTCATGTCTGGTGTTCATATCCTGCTTAAACGCACCAATCATTTTAGAAGTTGTTGTATGTACATTATGTTTCTTAACTCCCCTCATAGCCATACACAAATGCTGTGCCTTTAGAATTACACCAACACCTAAAGGGCTTAATTCTTCATTCAGCCTTTCAGCGATTTGAGTTGTTATTCTTTCTTGATTTTGAAAGCGTCTTGTATATAGTTCTACCGTTCGTGCTAACTTAGATAATCCAACGATACGACCGTTTGGAATGTAAGCGATATGAGCCACACCAAAAAATGGCGCTAAGTGATGTTCACATAATGAATAGAAAGGTATATTTGTTTGAACAATCATTTCGTCTGTACCTTCACCGTCAAAAGTGGTGAAGTTAAACTCATCTGGAGACAGGAACTGACTTAAGAATTTGATATACCGTTTAGGTGTATCTTTTAACCCTTCACGATTGCCATTATCAAAGTATTGAATAACTCGAGCCATGTGTTGCTCTATATCTTTATCACCGTCTTCTTCCCACGGGAATTTAAGCCAATCTGTAATACCTTCTTTTTGTTTATCATATAAACCAATAAAGGGCTTGCCGTATCTGCTCATATAAGTGTTTTTTGTAGCACCTGAGTCAATTAGGTCATCAATGATAATATCAGCTTCTTCTGGCGAATCTACGGGGTTTAAATAGGACGCAATAGCTTGTCCGCCTCTTGGAACTCCGTAATATTTTAGTTTCGGGTCTAAATTTAAGTCTTCAACCCTGTTTTTAATATTCGACCAAGTTATATATATTTGTCTCATAACACCCCCCACACTTTGTGTGATTGTAATGACAATTTCCATTGTGGATTTTGTCTACATAGTTCAATACAATGATTTAAGTTTTCAGAGTTAATTTGAAACCCGTCTGAATGAGGACTTAACCAATAATGTAACGCTTTAATACTTGGCTGGGGTATTTCTTGTCCTGCATGTCTAACGTATTTCAATTCATCAACTGTTTTAAAATTCTTTTTTACGACGTGTTCTCCAACCTTTGGAGATACTGCTACAAAATCCAAACCATTTGGAACAGGGTTTAATCCGCTTGTTTCTATTGCTTGATAGAATCCCTTACCTTTAAACCACATTACCATTTCAGTCGTTAATTGGTCAGTAGGTTCACCACCAGTCCAAGTTATTTCATTACACCCGTTAGCGTTAAAATTAATCCATGTTAATATTTGCTCTAAACCCCACTCCTTTCCTGATTCAAATTCAGTATCACAGACAATGCCTTTTTTGAAACAAGCGTGTTTAGCCTTACAGCCTTGTAAACGAATAAAAATAGTTGGTGTTCCAATTCTTAACCCTTCGCCTTGTAGCGAATAAAAAATTTCACTAATATTTAATTTCATAAGCCGCAGAACATTTTCTTGTTTCATCAATTACACATTTAATAAGCTTACAACCAGTGCCTTCTAATTGTTTTGGTGCTATAACTTCTACTAAGTGTTGCGCCATATTCTCTGCTGTTGGATTGAAATAAGTTTCAACAATATCATTTGGCACTAACGCGGTCATTTCTTTGATTAAAGGGTCTTTTTTCCACATTAGAAATTTATGATCGTAATTAACCTCCAGCCATTCGCATAATTTTTCTTTGATAACTGAAAAATCCATAACCCTACCAAGCGAATCAAGCTTGTCTGTTGCTACGGTAAAGTGAAAACGATAATTATGACCATGAATATGTGCGCATTTATTTTCATGTCCGGACACCCTATGTCCAGTGCTAATATCGTGGTATCTAGTTGCTGTGATTAAACCCATCCTTTATCCTTAGCTTCATAATAGCCTTTCATTCTTAACTTGCTTGCTGGATTATCGGCTTTACCCCTCCCCCATTCATTTAGAGTCATGTCCCCGTCATAATCAGTTAATGAATCATTAACGACTACATCTAAACAACCTAAGTCGTTTGCTAATTTCCACGTTTCCGCTTTATTCAAATACATCAACGGGGTGTGAATTCTATAATCACCATTTCCATAACCAAGACTCAATGTATTCTGCATTGCATCAATTGTTGTTTTCCTACAATCTGGATAACCTGAATAGTCAGTCTGACAAACACCTGTAACTAGATCATTAACGCCTTTCTCTGCTGAATAACTTCCAGCAATGGTCAAGAATAAGATATTACGACCACTGGTAAATGATGCTGGTAAATCTTCATCAATATAACTGGCTTCATTATGGTCTGAATGCTCCGTTAAACTGCTTTTAGCTAATAAATCTTTAACATTAAAAATCTTGTAATTAACTCCAGCTTCTTTAGAAATTTTATCTGCTTGTTTAATCTCTTGAATGTGCATTTGACCGTAATCAAAACCAACAGCCTCTACTTCATCAAAGTTCTGTAACGCCCAAAATAGACAGGTTGTACTATCTTGACCACCACTTAATAACACCACCGCTTTACTCATAAATTCTCCTTAGCATATTGTTGATATTTAACCCACTCTCTAAAATTGTGCATTGCAACTTTTTTGGCTTTTAGTCGTTTTCCTTTTGGCTTATCAATTTTGGTAATATCCTTACCTGTAAACCTATAAATAAAGCCACCACGATTGCCATAAAGCCACGCTGTTGAGTCTACTGAATAGAATCTGTACTTTTTTAATCCTGATGAATTGGTGAATCCCAATCCATGAACCTTACAATTGTTTTCGCTTGCAATTTTTAATAGTTTTGAAAATATAGAGTATTCATTTCGCTTAATCTCTTGAGTAACAATGCCGCCAATAGCTACATAATCATATTCTTGAACCATCTTGAGCCAATAATCCATACCTCTAGATTTATGCCAAACGGGGATACATTGTTTGTCAGTAATTTTTTCTAATTTAATTCTAAGTCTTTCAACTTCATTCAAACCTACAATCGGGTCAATATCTAATTCAAAGAATAAACTAATGTCATTCTTCTTAATAAAATTAGCGTATTTTTCTGTGTACTCATCCCAATCAACACCAGTAGCGTTCTTGGTATCATTCATAAAAGTAAAAGCGCCACTATCCAATAAAAAATGCCAATGGTTTTTAATATATGGGAGCATCCAGTCTCTCATGTAGAAAAAAGATTCCAACACGTAGATTTTGCGTTCTGATGAAAATCCGTCGTATGCCCTATTCTGTTCGCTCTGTAATCCAGCTAAAAATACATTCATAGTTTTATCGGGATTATCTTTTCCATTTCGCCATACAGCGTTATTATTTCCAGTTCCAGCACCTGCTAAATAAATATCCATAATCTCACTTATTGAGAAAATCCCAAACGATAGATTCTTTACTTCCTTCTAATTTTGCAAATAACTCAAGAACCTCAGGGTATTCGTCATCGCTGTATTCTAAGATAATCTTATTAGTATTTTGTTTTTCAGTTGTATCATCTTCGAAAAAATCATCTAAATCTACATCGGATGTATCCCAAGTTTTAAGACCCCATTCGTCAAGCTCATCTGTATCCCATTCGGTAGATAATAAATTCCAATCCCATTCGCCAAAACCTACGTTATCCTTAATGATAAATTCACGCTGTTGGTCTTCTGTCAAGTCTGATGCTTTCATTACGGGAACTTCTTTCAGTCCTGCCTCTTTACACGCTTTTAAACGCATATTGCCACCAAGCACCACCATGTCGTCATTAACCACAATAGGACGTATTTCAAGCATTTGTGGAAAGTCTTTAATTGATCTAACCAGCTTCTCTAGTTTTTCGTCTTGTAAAACTCTAGGGTTGTTTGGGTTGCGCTTAATAACGCTTAATTTAGTTAATGTTGTATTCATTTCAGTGAATAAACACCTTTATGACCATCAAATGCGGTTTCTATCTCATAACCAGCAGAACGCAACCTACATACCACCGAACGTAAAGCGCTAATTGAATATAGATTTTTCGCTTCCTTAGAAGTTAGCGTTTTATTCTTCTTTAGATGTTCAAGTACTGCCTTTGCTTGTGTGTTGGCTTTAGGTGAGCAATTGCTAAAAGCTACATAGATATAATGACCCATCGCGCCAATTACCGCACCCATCAAAACAACTATTAATTCAATCATTTATTTCCCCTTGGTTTCGTTTATTAGATAATTTACTTCTTGTAAAATTTGTTCGTATTTATAAGTTTCAGTAATTTGTTTTGCTTGTTTAATACCTTGTTTTGCCATTGTTTTAATTGACTTCAACTTAACTACACACTCTTCCATTGAATGAATCATGGCGCTTTAACTCCCATTGCTTTGTAATAGATGTCTGAAGGGTGTGGCAAAATAATAGATAGTCGTTCAGCACAAAATCTATCAACCTCTGCTAGATAATTTGAAAACTCAGCAACCTTTAGACTTTTTGTTTCTTTCAAACTACTAACCTCCTTCCCATTAAAACCAACTGTTACGTCATAACCCAACAATTCTTCAACTAAAGCCTTATGTGTCTCATGTTTTGAATAACCCAGCTCCTGTCTAATGTATGTATCCACCCATAGAAAGTACAATTCATTCTGAGCCACACTGCGAGTAAGCTTATCTTCAGATATAGAAACTATCGCTTTAGTTACATCATGTGAGCTAAAAAAATCTCTACAAAGCATTTGTAATGGGTGAGCCTTACCCTTGTTACGCTCTATCACTATCTTCAAAGCAAGCCCTTAGCTACCATACGAATCTGAGTTCTTATCATTGCCCTATAACCTTCAAGCTCAAGCCACTCTTTTTCAATAGTATGAAACTCTCTTCCGTCATACTTGGAATGACAATTGAAACATCCATAGAAACCTTGAAAATCCATCATTTTTTGACCCATACCACCACCGCTTAAATGGCAAAAAACAACCGTGTTATTTTCAACACCCGAATAACATCCTTCCAATCTCAACTGGCACGGTTCACCTTTAGCTGATTCAGTCAGTCGGCTCATTTAATTTTCTTAACCGTATCACTGACTTTAAAGTCATCAACACGACTTCTTCTTCTGCCTATCTTGTACTTCTCTCTCATTTCTGCAATTTGTTTTTCTTCTGCTAGGCATTTAACCCAATCCATAATAAACACTGGAATAGCTCTTTCAGGACAACCACATGACAACCAGCCACAAGCCTTTTCATATTGTTGAGCAAAAGTCATGTAATTAAAATCAACTTTCCATTGCTCTTTAACTGGTAACTCTGACTTCTTTTCTTCAAGCATATTCTCTTCAGGTACAGAATTTACGTTGGTAAACATTTCAAGGAGTTGAGCAATGCCTTCATTAGCTGGAATACTTGGAATACTCTTCATAATCTTTGAATGTTGAAATAAGTTGTAATCTGTTTTTTCATTTAACAAAAAGTCAATAATCTTCTCAGCCCATATATTTTTCACGCTCATTTTTATCTTGTTGTAAACGATTAACTCATTTACAATTTCACTCGCTCTTTTATTTACACTATCTTCAGTCATGTCTTTCTCCTATGCCAGTCTTAATAATTCACTTGAATTAAATTCATCAATAACTGATTGTTTAACCCCGCCCTCTGCTGTCCAAGGGTTCTCACCTTTCTTTTCAGCTTGTTTAGCAATCGATATTAGATTCTGACCATTGCTTCTATTTTCAAAAGTGCCTTTAATGTTTTGTGTTTGTGTTTTAGTTTGAATTTCATCATTCCATCGCTCGTTGTTAATGTAGGTCGTAGGATGTGGCGTAAACCCATCGCTCCAGCTTCTATCTTTAGAAACTCTATTTTTCACATCATTAATAATTTGTTCAGCTATTGAATCAAGTTTGAATTTGTTCCATAGTTTTTTAGCTTCTTTCTTTTTAACCTTCACAGGATAAACAGACCAAAATTCATCGAATTGACCAATAACATGATCTTTTGTAGGAATGATATTAGTGGTAGGATATATCGGATTCATTTCCGAGTGTTTTCGGATTTGTTTCCGAGTTGATTCGGATTCATTTCCGACATAGGGATCTTCCTCATTCGGATTTGTTTCCGACATAGTGTTTGAGAAGTAACTTTTTCCAATTTTTGTTAAAGAAATACAGTCTTTTACACCTGACTTTTTATAGTCAATTAAGCCTAATGAATCTAATGCTTTAAGATGCCTATACACAGTGTCAGGCTTGATGTTTAATAGCTCTAATTCACGACATATTATCTGACGCGAGACCCAATAATAATAAACACTGTTAATCTCAATAGGAGTAGCCCACGTTGAAGCCATGCTTAACATATCGAAGATGTGAGCTTGATTGATATTTTTAATCCCCAACTCAATTGCTTTGGCTTGATTGATGTATAAATTAAACTTCATGCAATCTTCCACTCTTTTAATAAATTAATTGTGTCTTTAACGCTTCTAACTACCCCTACTAAACCGCCTTTATCGTGGATTAATTGAATCATTGTTTTCTGTGAATCACTTAGCCTTCCTTTAAGGGTTTTGACCTCTATACCGTAATAATGACCTTGATGAATTAAAGCAATATCAGGAACGCCTGAACGTACCCCTTCAGCCTTTAATTTTGAAGCTACGACAATATGTCTATGACCGCCATTTGGGACTGCAAAATAACAAAGGTTTTTAAGCGCTAAATACTGAACAATAGCTTTTTGAATTTCATGTTCACTCATCCTCTTTAGCATTCCAAAATAACGGACAATCTTCTTTACCGTTAGCCATTAATTCAGGTTCGCCTTCAATTAGCTCATGCTCTCTATACTCTAAATTCGTTGTTACTCTATGTGCTAGGCAATAGTGAGCGCTTGGACACACCGACTTACATACTTTCTTTTTATTCATTAATCCCCCCGATTTAGTGAACTAGTCTGGATATAAATCCTGTCTAAGCTGGCTACGCGTAACCATCCCATTCGTCAACTCTTCTATTAAAATAACGTATTCGGCACTAACTCTTCGTTGACCAAGCGCCCATTGCTTAATAGACCCCTTTCCAACTCCTAGCTTTTCGGACAAATGCTCGTAAACCCTTTCCATGCAAGCGTATTCACCCTCAGTTGATTGGTTGACGATCCACTCTCTTAGTTCCATACATTTACCTTTTCAAAAATTCTATCTATTTGTTAATTATATGTTACTTATTGTATATGAGCACGAGTTAAAAAGTCCACTATTTTTTTGAAATAAATGAAAAGGATAATTTTTGTAACATTAAATAGAATGGCTATGTATAATTAATTCAAATATAAAAAACAAAACAACATGAAACACGATTGGATTAAAAGGGCAAAATCGCTCATGGATGAACAAGGCGTAACGCA